AATTTTAAGTGGCGGAGCAAATAAATTAGTAGAATCAGTAGGTGGCGTATTAGATAATTTAGTAACAACTGATGAAGAAAAATTAGAAGCTAAAAGAAAGCTAAAAGAATTAATTTTAAGCCACGAAGCAGAAATGCAAAAAAATGTAACTGACCGTTGGGCAGCAGATATGAATTCTGATTCATGGTTAAGTAAAAATGTAAGGCCATTAGTCTTAATATTTTTAGTCATATCAACTATATTAATGATATTTATTGATGCCGGCACAATTGCATTTACAGTAGAAGAAAAGTGGACGGATTTATTACAATTAGTACTTATTACTGTTATTGGCGCATACTTTGGTGGACGATCTCTAGAAAAAAGAAATAAGAAATAATTAGGTTTTCTGATAAAAATTTCTTATATTAGAGTATATAATGGTAGTAAAGAAAACACTTAAAGAAATCATACGCGACGAATATAAGAAATGTTCAGTTGATCCTGTACATTTCATGCGTAAGTATTGTATTATTCAACATCCTACAAGAGGTAAGATGTTTTTTAATCTATACCCATTCCAAGAAGATTCATTAACTAGAATATCACAAAATAGATATTCGGTTATTCTAAAATCTAGACAGTTAGGTATTTCAACTTTAACAGCTGGATATGCATTATGGAAGATGATATTTAAATCAGATTACAATGTTCTAGTAATTGCTACTAAACAAGATGTGGCTAAAAATTTGGTTACAAAGGTAAGAGTAATGCATGATAATTTACCAGCATGGCTTAAAGGAAAGGCTATAGAAGATAACAAATTATCTTTAAGATTTAAAAATGGTTCACAAATAAAGGCTATATCATCAAAAGGTGATGCAGGTAGATCGGAAGCCTTATCATTATTAGTATTAGATGAAGCCGCCTTTATTGATAGAATAGATGAAATATGGACTGCGGCACAACAAACATTAGCAACTGGTGGTGGAGCCATCATGTTATCAACACCAAATGGTACCGGTAACCTATTTCATAAAACATGGGTAGAAGCGGCTGCAGGAGGACAATTCCATCCTATTAAATTGCATTGGTCATTACATCCAGAACGAGATCAAACTTGGAGAGATCTACAAACACAATTATTAGGAGAAAAATCTGCAGCACAAGAATGTGATTGTGACTTTATAACTTCCGGACATACAATTGTAGATGGCCCAATATTACAATGGTATGAACAAACATATATTGAAGAGCCTAAAGAAAAACGAGGATTTGATGGTAACTATTGGATATGGGATTATCCAAATTATGCAAAAAATTATACAGTGATAGCTGATGTTGCTCGTGGAGATGGAGGAGATTATTCTGCATTTCATGTTATTGAAACTGAAAGTATGACGCAAGTTGCAGAATATAAAGGTAAGATAGGAACTACAGAATATGGTAACATGTTAGTTTCAGTTGCAACAGAATGGAATAATGCATTACTAGTAATTGAAAATGCAAATATTGGCTGGGCAGCAATACAAGTTGCAATTGATAAAGGATATGAAAATTTATATTATTCATATAAACAAGATGCATATGTAGATGAGGATGTACATTTGAGAAAGGGGTATGATATTAAAGATAAATCAAAAATGGTTCCTGGATTTTCAACTACATCAAAAACACGTCCATTAATAATATCCAAGATAGAAACGTATTTTAGAGAAAAATCTCCAATTGTAAAGTCAAAACGATTGATAGATGAATTATATGTCTTTATATGGAACGGACAAAGAGCAGAAGCACAGAGAGGTTATAATGATGATTTAGTAATGGCATTTGGAATTGGTTTATGGATTCGAGATACGGCATTACGATTACATCAACAAGGAATAGATTTATCAAGAAAATCTCTAGGACATTTTGGAAAAACAAATCAAGGATTGTATTCAGCTGAACAAGATAAACCAAAAGAATGGCAGTGGAGTACAGGTGATAAGGATAATGACGATTTAACTTGGTTAATCAAGTAAATTACATATTTATAATAAATTAGAAAATTATGGCAAATACATCATTAAGATCACGATTAAGTAGACTTTTTGCAACTAATGTAGTTGTAAGAAGAATTGCAAAAAATCGATTAAAGGCAGTAGATACAAATAGATTACAATCTTCAGGTAACCTGACTAATAAACGTTACGTAGACAGATTTTCAGGAGTACATAAAGGAATGCCTGGCTATGGTTCATATAATCAAAATCAAACATTTCATACATCAAAAATAGAATTGTTTACAGATTATGAGGCTATGGATATGGATGCAATTTTATCATCGGCATTAGATATATATGCAGACGAATCTACAGTAAAAGATCCTGACGGTGATACTCTTTCAATTAAGTCTCCAAATAATGAAATTAGAAAAATATTAAAAAATTTATTTAATGATATATTGAATATAGATTATAATTTATGGCCATGGATTAGAAATGCATGTAAATATGGAGATTTTTATTTACATTTAGATATAGAAGACGAAATTGGAATTGTTAATGTAACTCCAATATCGGCATATGAATTGAGACGTGATGAAGGATTTAATCCAGACAATCCATATGCATATAAATTTACATTAGAACAGTCCCATGGAGGTTCATCACAGTGGGCCGGAGGCGGAGGATCACAAGCATCGATGACCGAATTTCAGCCATTTGAAATAGCACATTTTAGATTATTATCAGATACAAACTTTTTACCGTATGGCAAATCGATGATTGAGCCAGCAAGAAAGGTATTCAAACAATTAACGTTAATGGAAGATGCAATGTTAATTCATAGAATAATGAGAGCGCCTGAAAGAAGAATTTTTAAAATTGATATTGGAAATATTCCACCAGCTGAAGTTGATCAACATATGCAGAATATAATCAATAAAATGAAGAAAGTTCCATATATTGATGAAGCAACAGGAGATTATAATCTTAAATTTAATATGCAAAATATGATTGAAGATTATTTCATGCCAGTACGAGGAGGAGAATCTGGTACAAGTATAGAAGCATTACCAGGAATGTCATCCGATGGGCAAATTGAAGATATTGAATACTTAAGAAATAAAATGCATGCAGCACTTAAAATACCAAAAGCATTTTTAGGATATGATGAAGGTATAGACGGAAAGGCTACATTGGCAGCCGAAGATGTAAGATTTGCAAGAACAATAGAAAGAATACAAAAAATATTTGTCTCAGAACTAACAAAAATTGCAATTGTTCATTTATATAGTCAAGGATTTAAAGATGAAGATTTGATTGATTTTGAATTATCATTGACTAATCCATCAATTGTTTATGAAAAACAAAAAGTAGAAATGTTAGAACAAAAAGTTGGACTATCAACTAATTTAAAAGAATCTAACTTATTTTCAGAAAGATGGATATATGAAAATATATTTGGTCTAAGTCAAGATGAATGGACTGCAGAACAAGAACAGGTGATAGAAGATCTTAAACAAGACTTTAGAAAAGAACAAATTAAATCAGAAGGTAATGACCCTAAAAAGACAAACCAATCTTTTGGAACACCACATGATATTGCTTCAATGCATACAGCGACTAGCGGCGAATTATTGCCAGGCCAAGAACAAGAACATGTAGCAGGTCCAGGAAGGCCAAAAGACCCAGGGACATTTGGAACACATGATTCGCCACATGGCCGCGACCCATTAGCAATAAAACAATTAGGAAAAACATTTAGTGTTGATAAAAATCCACTTCAACATAAATATAAAGGCGGAAGTCCACTTAGTACAGAAAATAAAGAAATACACTCTTTAATTAATTCATTAAAAACTCAACAAAAGACATCTAATATTATTCAGGAGACGTTATCAGAAAAGGATAAAAATCATGATAATGAAACATTGTTAGACGAGTCTCAATTGATTGATGAAAATTAAGTATTGGTTTCTTAAACTATAGCATATTTATTTAAAATAAATGGAATTATACAGGGCGTAACGTATGAAACGAATTAAACATTCTAAAGTCAAAAATACAGGGTTAATATTTGAACTATTGGTGAGGCAGGTGGCATCTGATACAATGAACAATCAATCATCGACATCACTTAAAGTTATCAAAAAACATTTCAAAGCTGGAACTGAGTTATCAAAGGAATTAAAATTATATCGTACTGTATCAACAGAAAAATTTAAAACAGAAAATAAAGCTGAAAAATTTGTAGATGCAGTAGTTAGAGCTCGTAAAGATATAAATGAAGCACAATTAAGGCGTGATAAATATAATTTGATTAAAGATTTAAAATCTAACTTTAATATAAATGATTTTTTCAAATCACGTGTTAATAATTATAAATTACAAGCATCTACTTACAAATTATTTGAATTTGCAGAAGCAGATGACCCAAAAGAATATGTAGATAGTAAATTTACATTAGTCGAACATGTTCAGAATCAACCTAATATTAAAAAAATGGGAACATTGATATCAGAACATAAAGATATAAGGATATTAGCTAGTAAAATGGTTGTAGATAAATTTAATGATAAGTATTCAACATTAAATAAAGAACAAAAACGTATATTACGTGAATATATTAATAATGTTACCAATTCGGTTAAACTTAAAAAATATGTTTTATCCGAAACAAAACATCTTCAAGAAACAATTAAATCGCTTAAATCATCTGTACCTAGTAAAGTAGTTCGAATTAAATTAAATGAAGTTTCTAACTTATTAAAAGAATTTGGTAAAAAACATATAGTTGAAGATAAGGATGTGTTAACCATGCTTCGTTATTATGAACTTATAAGTGAACTTAAAAAAGTGGGGAATAAATAATGAGTCAGTATTATTGGACAGGGAATAACACTACATCTAGTAAATATGCAGCCGGAGCTGAGTTGAGTGTTCAAAAGCATCCTGGTAAATATTATGGCGTAACAAAATGGGATGGTGGTCAAATTGATTTTACCGGATCTAATTTTGGATATGGAGCAATGATGATATCAGGATCTACCTTTCCAGCCGATGATTATATAACATTAACAGGCGGCGGTTCAATTATATTAAATGATATGGTATCAGCATTTGGATCAGGTAGTAATCATATAATGACACCCAAAATGTATGACTTCTCTGTTAAACAGATATCAGGTTCTGCAAAGGAAGCAGGTGTAATTTATTTCTTTAAAACACAAGTATAGGAGACAAGATATGGATTATTTAGAAAAATTTAAAGAATTCTTAAAAGAAGGAACAAAACTTGACCCGGTTGGCAAAGAAGATGATGATATCGACAATGACGGAGATGTTGATAAAGCTGATGATTATTTAGCTAATAGAAGAAAAACTGTTTCTAAAGCAGTTAAGAATGAAATTGATCAAATTGAACAAGATGATTTAGATGCATTACAAGAAGAGGAAGAAGACCTAGAAGAAATGTCAACAACGGCAAGTGTACCAGGATATCAAACACCACGTGCATTTGTAGATGATTCGGAAGAGTCTAAAAAGAAACGAAAAGATAATATAGAAAATAGTACAGACTATGAATTGGTAAAAGATTCTATATACAAACGTATGATGAAAACATTAAATGAAGTATCATATAAAGAATACAAACAAGATCCAACATCAACACCATCACAAAAAGTTAATCGAGGAATTAATGAAGTTAACAAAATGTTGGCAGAAATAGAAAAAATTGTTAACAACAATTTAAGATTAAAAACAGAAACAGGAGTTCAATCTGGCCACTTCTGGAAATCAACAGGNAACAGATTTGCAAAAATTAATGAAAGAATGTTAAGAGTTGCACATAGATTAAAAGAATTATCACAATAACAATCAGTAGATCATCCACCAAAAAGGTGCTACTATAAACAAAAGAGGAGAAAGACGATGAAATATACATTATCATGGCAAGATTTTATGCGCCANCCAGCAAATAAAGCATTAAAAGAATCAAAAGGTATACATGTTTGTAAGCAAAAGTATATTCAAGAACAAAATAAAATGATGTGGATGGATCCAATGATTTTAAATGAGAACGGTAATGTTGCTGCAACTAATCCTAATGCAGGTGTAAATGCCGGAGGGTCAGTAGATTTTATTACTGGATATCAATACCAAGTATCAACGATAACATGGAATTCTGCATCAGGAAATAATATGTCTGGTTCAACACTATTTGAAGGTGTTAATTATTTTGATATTGAAGGATATGATGGATCAACAGATTTTTCTTTGTCTCATGCAGATTCAATGCACAAATTTAGAGTTTTTCTAACAACAGGATCTAAAAAACCATTAACAGGTTCAGTAGGCGGTGATTTAAATGTATCAACAGCAGCTGAATTAGCATCTTTAGGATTTGCAGGAGTAATAACAGCATCTGTATCAAGTTCAGCTTTACAATTCCTAGGAACTGAAGCTGGAAATAATAGTTATACAGGTTCAATATTTAGTGGAATTCAACAAGCAATAAATAATCAAGCAGGAGGCGCAGTAGTAGGTGGAATAACATGTGGTCCAAGGAAACCGGGTGATGTATTTACTGCAACATTAGCAGTTGGTGCAGCTTCCGGAATGTCAGCAATGGCATCAGGGGCATTGGTTATAACTAATGACCATAAAGCTCGTGTTGATAATACAACATTATCATATGGGTCTATTACAGTAGCATCCGGACAGCAAGATCATGGAGCAACATTAGCAACTACAACAGAAGCAGTTGATACATTCCATTCAAGTCAAGGATCACAAACATTTAACGGTGATAATGCTCCTTATAATGGCTTTCCGAGAAAGGCATTTAATGCATCATAAAAAAAGATGAATAGATATGATAGATAAACAACTT